TCCATTTGTAAATTCCATTAATTCACTATGAAGAGGAGAATTAAACAATCCATCTTGCCACCTGTACTCATTGTGTATAAACTTTCCTCTATCTGCATTACTTCCTATACCCACTTGTACAATTGTAATTTCATCAGGCTCAGGACAATTAACCGTTATTTCAATGGTGTCAGCTGTAATACTATTTGATGAAACTACTATAGTCATGTCTTCAGCGTACACAGAATTTTTAGCTACATTTAGTATACCATTAATTGAAGTGGTTACACTAGTAGAAGTTCCATTATATAATGCTGTAATAGTGTACGTATTATTATTTGTAGAATCTTCAATTACTATTTCATTTCCTGAAGCGGCAGCTGAATTTGTTTCTGTAATCATTTTAACTAATCCTGCATTTGGATTTGGCGTATCCGCCTCAGTTATAATATTGTCATTACCTCCACTAGGAATAACGTATTCTATTTCTACCGTACCTACTTCTTGAGTAACATCAACGCAGTAAGAAATCTCTTCACCTACTGGTATTGTAATATTTCTTGAACTACCGCAAAGATCACAGTTACCAACAAATGGTAACGTAATACTGTTAGCAGACAGAACATATTCGTTCATATAAGGGTCAAAGCCACCTATCTTTTGAGCATCAAAGTTGTCATGAAACAAGTCTCTAAACCAACCACGCATGCCTGACTCAGAAATTACGGTTAATGACTCTTGATTGTAAGCACCACCTTTTAATTGTATTACAGCTCCTCTTTGCTCATCTGTAAAAAACTTATCAGCTCCAAACACTGCAAAGCTTTCAGGGTTTCTACTAATACCGAACTCTTCTATTCTAGATATTTGTTGACCCAATACTTCTGGAACTGACGTAAGAGAACCAGTTCCTCCTGCATCTGTAAGCAAATCTTTACCCGCTAGTACATAAGATATTTTGTCTTCTTGTAAAGTAAGTATGTCTGTTTTTCTAGCGTGTAATTTTTGAATAGACCCAAATGAGTCCTCTAAAGGTTTAAAATTTAGAAGCCCTAAGTTAAACTCGTTTAATCTATTTATATTAGACTCGTCATTATATAAGCCACTATAGGTTAAATCTGCAAACCTGTGTGCCTCTTTATATTCTTGTCCTGATGTTGTGGTTACTCTATTTCCTAAAGCAAAAGCTTCTCCTTTTACAGAGTCTCTTATTGTATAACTTTCAACGCCATTACCAAAAGTATAACAATCAAAAAACCCTGTGTCTACTATGGCGTTAGTCTTAGTTTGTATATTTTGTCGCCCTTGTGTACCAAAATGTTCTCCATTAGTATTAACCTGAAAATTTAAATTATTTTCATACCATATATCAGGAGATGCATCTAAAGGTAAAGTTTCAAACACAATAACTCCGCCTTGATCTGCTCTTATTATTTCTATAGATATGCTTGCGGTTGAATCAGCGCCTCCTAAACCGAATACAGCTTTACAAGTTCTTGTACCAGTAGCTAAGAACCAAAGCGAATCATCATCAAGATTTTTATAAAAATTATAATAATTGGTATCATCAGCTACAGGAATGTAAGATGTTCTGCTAGATGTTATAGGCATCGTTTGTAGCGGATTTCCTTGTAAGTCAATTCTAGTAGAATTATAAACATTTGACATATTCCTAAACCTTGTGCCCGTACTAGTAACACTTTGTGTTTGAATAAGATTCCCAATATTTTCAGAATTGAACCACGTTTCAAAATCTGGATACGTAACAGGTGAAGTTTGAGTTGTAGTAAACGTGTTTGTTCTAGTTCTACAATTTTTATTTCCCTGACCAAAAATCCCCCCCGGTTCATTTCTTACTTGATTTATAGAAATTTTAATTGAAGACCCCGCGGGTATAGTGTAATTTACATAAGCTGTATTAGCAGCATTTCTAATACTTAATCTACAAGCGGCAATGGGATAACCTTCATTTCTTTCATCTGCAGCACGAGTAGAAGTTGCTGGTGCACTCTGATAGCTTCCCCCAATATCTTCAACTTTGCTAAGATCAAAACCTGTTGGTTTTATTTCCATGTAGGCACCCGTGGGTACATTTATAAATGCATCAGTTACTGATGGCTGTAGTGGATCTGGAATTTTTAAAAAATCTTTAACCTGTACTTGTTTACTTATAACCGTAGCATTTACACATCTATTTATTGCGCCGCCCGTATCTGTTTTTACTATTAATCGTTGACCTGATTCAACTTTAGCAGCATTTTCTCCTTCTAATAAAAAGAAAACACTGTTAGAATTAGGATCTTTAAAAAACAATTCAGCGTATATAGTTTCGTAAGTAGATTTATCAGGTTTTATTACAAACTTATAATGCTTTGCCCAATACGGAGCTCTTTGAGCCCAAGGAATTGTAACTTGTATTTTATTTTGTCTTGACGAATTACCGCACGGTATTTGAATCGTATTGTTTGGACTTACAAGAGCAGTTGATGATCTTAAAAACTCATCCATATAAACCACTCCTATCTCATACCCTCTGTTACTATGAAGACTTGTAGGGTTGCCTATAGAACTAAAAGAAGATTGTAAAGAAACAACTTTATAATATTCATATATTGAACCAGGGACGCTAGGAAAAGCAGGGTCCTGAGTAAATCTTATTGCAGGTAATTGCAATTGAAGAGATGTAGAGTTAGGGGTGTTGTTTACAATTCTTACGGGTTCCCCTGAAGCGTCTATACCGCTTTCAAATTTACTTACTGTCCCTGGGCCTCCGCCTGATCCCCCAGTAGAGGTGGTTAAAGTTGTTGGTATAAGACAATTAAATAAATCAGTTAACGTAAACCCGCTACATGAAGTTTCTCCAGATGCTGCATAAACTGGCTTTATATTAGTACTTGTACCAATAGCATTTTTAAATCCTTGAGAATCTACCAATTCATATAATGAATTAAAAGTTTCAGGAATTAAATAATTAAACGGTATTGTAATATTTTCTGTTTGTGAAGTAGGGGTTAAGCCTCCTATAGCTGGTGAAAAATAACTAGATCTTTCAAATGTAAAATTAATATTAATAGATGATCCTAATATGAATTTAGTGAATTGGTTTATTTGAACAAAATCAATATTAATTATTGAATCATTAACGGTAATAGTTGTGCCAAAAGTATAATTACCGGGTAATGTAGAGTTTGGTAAATTTATGTTTGTCGCATTTCCCCCAGTTAATTGTGTTGTAAATTCTAATTTAACAGGGTTATTAAATACATCTTTTAAATCATACCCTTCAATATAGTTACCATACACTAATCGATTCCCCATTAAGGTTTGACCTAAAGCTTTTAATGGAACATTGTCGTATAATCTTAAAAGCTCTGTAGACGGAAGAATAGTAAAAATTTTACTATTATTAAATATAAAAGTATACTCTGTATTATCAGCGTATCCTTGCAATCCTTTTGATAATTTATCAATTATCTTAATTGTATTGTCTGTACTTTCTTTATAAAGTATTTCAATAGCTTTTACTAAAGAACTTCCTGAATCAAATTGAATATTTACACCAGTTATGGTGTTGACCATACCTTCATTTAAATTTGTAGAAAAACTGTAATTATAAACACCTGGGTCGAATGCTGGTTCAGACCATTGTGATGTCGCTGAAAACTCGCCGTTAGTATATTGATATCTGTAAGCAAAACATATAAACCTTTCTTCTAAAAAATCGTCTTGATTATTATTAGATTGACTTATTAATACAATAGTAGGTGCTTTAATAGGTGGTTTCTTAATCACCATAAACTCTTCCGCTGTTACAACATCTACGTCATAAAAAGGATTAGGGTAGTTCTGCGTTACATTTATAAACCTTGGAGGGTTAATGTTATCAGTAAAAAACAATAAGTCATCTACTAAATCTATTCCCGTTATTAAATATTGAGGATTAAAGTTTAATGTGGTATTGGCACCAAACCCGTCATCAATACTTACTATATGATAGGTAAGGCTTTCAGTAGTAGGATTAAAAGATACTACCATATCTATCTTTCCTGTTTCTCCTAAAGTATAAGCTGGGTCATGAACAAACCAATACACTCTATTGCTTTGTCCGTCTTCATAAGCACCTAAACATCTAGCTTGAGAACTTAAAAGAACGGCCCCGGTAGTACTAGCAGTTTGCTCATACTGCAAACTTGTCATCTTAGTATTACCTTTAGAGTTTTCAACAGAGCCAACCTCTCCGCCTTCTGTTGATCCTAATCTAACATTTAAAGCGTCAATGTATTCCCCGTTTGGTACAAGTCTTTCGTCGAGAGACTTATTCATTCTCCCTGCGATAAAATTCCTTTGAATGTTTGCCATTTTATTTAAGCCACTTGTTTTGTCCTCTCATACTCATTAAAAGTCTTCCTGGATGAATATCACTTATTCTAATTTTTGCATTCCTTAATAAAGAACTTTTATCTTTTCTTGCTCTATTAATTATATATTCTTGTACTCCAAATTTATTGTTTAATATCTCGTATTTTATATAGGCATATAAATATTCTTCAAAAAGTTTATTTACACTTACTAGAGAATCATTACCTCCCTCCATACCATCGCAAATATATTCTAAAACACACTGCTCATTTGCCATTGTTGAATCAAAGTTTATAACACCAGCTTTTTTGTCTATCCTAAAGGTAGGATTAAAATTAGCAGTCTCAGTATTTAAACCATATCTGGTTCCTATATTATAATCTCTCCACCCATCTGGGTTGTCTGCATTTATTGGTAATGAGTTGTCTCCTGTATTATCCTTATTAAGGTATATACTTCTTTGAGCTCCAGAAACTCTTTCAGTGTCTAGAGTAGAGCTTGTTGTTTGAACCGTACCATCCGCATTAAAGCTTAGAGTACCCGTAGCGCTTTGCAAATAAGAAGCCGCTGAATTTACTTGTATGTTCTCAGTAAGAGGTCTTAGAAAGCCGTCTTTATAAAGAGAAATCCTAACCCAGTTAATATAATCTGAGGGAAGTGTAAATGTTAAATTATCAAAAACCTTTAACTCTAGCGCTTTAATTTCTTTAAACGCATCATAATTTAATTCTTGAATACCTCTTTTAGCGTGAAACAATATCTTATATCTTTCTTCGTTATTAACTAAAGAATGATTTCCGTCATACATCAATAAAAAATTGTTTACCACATCTGTTAAACTAATGTATTGATATGACCCCCAATTAGCATTTGAAGGAGCTGCTCCTGCGTTGTCGTAATATTGATACTCAGATAAATATGCCATTAGTTTTCTTTTTGTTCTTCCATTTGTTCTTGCTCAGCACCGAACTGCGCCTCTTGTATATCTCTAATTGACATACCAGCATACTGTAAAATCTTAAATACAAGTGACGTCTCGTCATCTGGTGATAATTCAAAATCTTGAAAGTCAGCGTTACTCTGATTAAAAGCAGGGTCTCCATTAGCGACATTTATATAAGTCCAATTTGGAGATTTAGGATACCTTATATACTGCGCCTGTATATCTGTTGCTCCATTAAATTGAGCTGGATATACAGTTATAAAAGATCCCTCTAAATTATATGCAGGATATTCTAAGGTAGGCGATGTAAGGTTTGATAAATTTAACATAGTAATTTTACTGTTAGAAACTTTCTCAGCCTCACCTTGCAATACACCTCCGCTAAAGCACAACACTTTATTTATTAAATAATAATCATCTCCCGTAGTACTTTGAGATGGTAAGAAAAATTGATTTAGCAAATTCTGACTTAATGTTTTTGTTTCTGAAAACATATCAATAACCTCCTCGTATCCCTTAGTAATATTTGCATATCCTGTTCCTGAAAGCCTAGCATTTTCTTGGTTTATTAGCTGATTATACTGATAAAAATAATCATCGAATATATCTAGTTGAGCCTGTTTAGCAAATAGGTTAAAATCTGACGGGGAAATATAGCCGTAATTATTTTTATTAAGGATTGCTAAAACTGTATTTCTTACAGAATTTATCATTATTATTCTTTTACACAAAGATAAGCAAAAAAAAAAGAGGTCAATTTTAGTTGACCCCTCTTTAGATAATTAAGTTATTCGCTAATATTAAGCTAGTTGAATAATGCTCACAGCCATTGGGGGAGCCAAAAGAGGAGCTACATTAGTATAAGAGGATGAGAGCAAATTTTGCAATTCTCCTATTAAAAAATTCTGCATCGCCACTTCGGTTGAATCCGCAGCGTGAGTCAACTTTATACTATCTTCACTTACAGAAAATCCGTTATAATTTATAAAAGTTTCTGTAGTTGATGTTTGATTAATAAACAAAGCCTCGCTTGCGTTTACTAAAA